ATGAAATACAAAACCTAAAAATTGCATTACCAAAAGCTAAAAACATACATAAGTTTGAAAATAAAAAATGGACTCATATAGAATATCCAAAAGAACTTTCTAAAATAAAATCTGTATTTGATTGGGAAGAATATCCTTTGGATTTTAAAGAAAAATGGTACGATTATATAGATGAAGAATTTAATAGAAGAGAACAAGGGTTTTGGTTCTATAATAAGAATCTGGCTACTTACATTACTGGTTCTCACTATATGTACTTGCAGTGGTCAAAGATTGATGTTGGGAAACCAGACTTTAGGGAGTCAAACAGACTTTTCTACATTTTCTGGGAAGCTTGCAAAGCAGACGACAGATGCTACGGCATATGCTATCTTAAAAACAGACGTAGTGGATTTTCATTCATGGCTTCTGGAGAAGCAGTTAACCAGGCTACGATATCAACAGATTCTAGATTCGGTATATTGTCAAAGTCAGGACCTGATGCTAAAAAAATGTTTACCGACAAGGTTGTACCAATATCAGTCAACTACCCTTTTTTCTTTAAGCCAATTCAAGACGGTATGGACAGGCCAAAAACAGAACTTGCATATCGTGTACCCGCTACAAAGTATACGCGACGAAAGCTGGAAACAAATGAAAAACTACAAGACATATCGGGACTTGATACTACCATCGACTGGAAAAACACTGGAGACAATAGTTATGACGGTGAAAAACTAAGATTATTAGTTCACGATGAAAGTGGTAAGTGGGAAAAACCAAATAATATATTAAACAACTGGCGAGTAACGAGAACGTGTTTAAGATTAGGTAGTAAAATTATTGGTAAGTGCATGATGGGTTCAACGTCAAATGCACACGATAAAGGCGGAAAAAACTTTAAAAAACTTTATGATGACTCAGACGTTACTCAAAGAAACGCCAACGGACAGACTCGCAGCGGATTATATTCTTTGTTCATACCTATGGAATGGAACTACGAAGGGTACATTGATTCTCATGGCTTACCTGTATTCAATACACCGGAAAAACCCATTGAAGGTCCGCAAGGTGAAAAAATAAAAATAGGTGTAATAGAATACTGGGATAACGAAGTAGAAGGACTAAAGCAAGATCAAGATGCTTTAAATGAGTTTTATAGACAGTTTCCACGTACTGAAAAGCACGCGTTTAGAGATGAAACAAAAGAATCTTTGTTTAATCTTACTAAAATATATGAGCAAATAGATTTCAATGAAGACATGCGTAACTCTATAAATGTTACGCAAGGTAGTTTTCAATGGGAAAACGGTCAACAAGACACTAGAGTAATTTTTACTCCAAATAATAGCGGTAGATTCTTAGTATCTTGGGTGCCTCCGTTTCATTTGCAAAATAATATAATGCTGAAAAATGGAATAAAATATCCTGGTAATGAGCATATAGGAGCTTTTGGATGTGATCCATATGACATATCAGGAACAGTTGACAAAAGAGGTTCTAATGGATCTTTACATGGGTTAACTAAGTTTAGCATGGAAGATGCACCACCAAATCATTTTTTCTTAGAATATATAGCTAGACCACAAACAGCTGAAATATTTTTTGAAGATGTTTTAATGGCTTGTGCGTTTTATGGAATGCCAATACTAGCAGAAAATAATAAACCTCGTTTGTTATATTATTTTAAAAAGCGTGGTTACAGAGGTTTTGCAATGAACAGACCTGATAGAAAATATAATAAATTATCTGTAACAGAAAAAGAGATAGGTGGAATACCTAACTCAAGTGAAGACATAAAACAAGCTCATGCTGCAGCTATAGAATCTTACATTGAAACATACGTTGGTTTATTAGAGACTGGTTATGGTGATATGTATTTTCAAAGAACACTAGAAGACTGGGCTAAATTTAATATAAATAATAGAACATCTCATGATGCGTCTATTAGTTCTGGTTTAGCTTTAATGGCTTGTAACAAACATAGGTATACACCTTTTAATCCAATAAAAAGACAACCTGTAAATTTAGGTATTAAAACCTATGATAACAGGGGATATACATCAAAAATAATAAAATAAATGAGTATATATACTAATACCAATAGTGCTTTTCCTAGCCAAGTAGTTAGTGACGCTGAGAAGGCTAGTATTGAATACGGCAACCAAGTCGCTCAAGCTATAGAACTAGAGTGGTTTGATAGAGGTAGAAGCAATGGTAATAAATACTTGACTAATTGGAATAATTTTCACCAATTAAGACTGTATGCCAGAGGCGAGCAGTCAATACAAAAATATAAAGATGAATTATCTATAAACGGCGATTTGTCTTATCTTAATTTAGACTGGAAACCAGTACCTATTTTATCTAAGTTTGTAGATATAGTTGTTAATGGTATGTCTCAAAAGTCTTATGATATTAAAGCTTATTCTCAAGATCCAAACTCAGTAAAGAAAAGAACTGAGTATGCTAGCAAGCTTTATAATGATATGACTGCCAAATCATACTTAGATATGTTGAAGACAACTCTTGGTGTTGATTTATATGAGTCTCCAGATCCTAGTTTAGTGCCTGAAGACAAAGAAGAATTAGAACTTCACATGCAGCTTAATTACAAACAGTCAGTTGAAATAGCTGAAGAAGAAGCTTTATCTACTGTTTTTGCTCAAAACAAATACGATTTGACAAGACGTAGAATAAACATGGACTTAACCACTATTGGTATTGCTGCAGCTAAAACTAGTTTTAATACTGCTGAAGGTATAACTATTGATTATGTTGATCCTGCTTATATGGTTTATTCATATACAGAAGATCCAAACTTTGAAGACATATATTATGTTGGTGAAATAAAATCAATAACAATACCTGAGCTTAAAAAAGAGTTTCCAAATATATCTAAAAAAGAATTAGAGCGTATACAGAAAATGCCTGGTAACAGACAGTATATAACTGGTTGGGGTAATTACGATGAAAACACCGTTCAAGTTCTTTATTTTGATTATAAAACATATCACAATCAAGTATTTAAAATAAAACAAACTGATCAAGGGTTAATGAAGGCTATTGAAAAGCCAGACACGTTTAATCCACCAGAAAATGATAACTTTGAAAGAGTTTCAAGATCAATAGAAGTTTTATACAATGGAGCTAAAGTTTTAGGTACAGATACTATGTTGAAATGGGAGCTAGCTGAAAATATGTCTAGACCTTATGCTGACACTACTAAAGTAGCAATGAACTACGCTATTTGTGCTCCAAGAATATACAAAGGTAGAATTGAATCAATTGTTAGCAAGTGTATAGGTTTTGCTGACATGATACAGTTAACACATTTAAAACTTCAACAAGTTTTATCTAAAATGGTTCCAGATGGTGTTTATCTTGATATGGACGGTTTAGCTGAAGTTGATTTAGGCAATGGTACTAATTATAATCCAGCAGAAGCATTGAACATGTATTTTCAAACTGGTAGTATTATAGGTAGATCTTATACGCAAGACGGTGAGATGAACGCTGGTAAAGTTCCAATACAACAGTTAACAAGCTCAAGTGGTGGTAATAAAATAAACTCTTTAATACAAACTTATAATTATTACCTGCAAATGATCCGTGATGTAACGGGTCTTAATGAAGCTAGAGATGGCAGCACTCCTGATAAATCAACTCTTGTTGGTTTACAAAAATTAGCAGCAAATGCGTCAAATGTGGCTACTAGACATATAAAGCAAAGTAGCTTATATGTAACATTGAAGTTAGCTGAAAATGTTTCATTAAAAATAGCTGATGCTTTAAGCTTTCCATTAACAGCAGAGTCGTTGAAGAATTCTATATCAACATTTAATGTTAAAACTTTAGAGCAAGTTATTGATTTAAATTTATATGACTTTGGTATATTCTTAGAATTAGAACCAGATGAAGAAGAGCAAGCTCAATTAGAGCAAAACATACAAGCTGCATTAGCACAGGGTGGTATTGACTTAGAAGACGCTATTGATTTAAGACAAATAAAAAATCTTAAACTAGCAAATCAAATGCTAAAGATTAAGCGTAAAAGAAAAATGACGCAAGATCAAGCTAATCAGCAAGCTAATATTCAAGCACAAGCCGCTGCTCAAGCTGAAACAGCTGAAAAAACAGCTATGGCTGAAGTGCAAAAACAAGAAGCTATTAGTAGTTCTAAAGTTCAATATGAACAAGCTAGAACTCAAATGGAAATACAAAAAATGGAAGTTGCATCTCAACTAAAACAACTAGAAATGCAACAACAGTTTAATTACGATCTTCAGTTAAAACAAGCTGAATCACAAGCTTCAATGCAAAAAGATCAAATTAAAGAAGACAGAAAAGACCAGCGAATAAAAATGGAGGGCACACAGCAAAGTGAAATGATAAGTCAAAGAAAAAATGATAGCTTACCTATAGACTTTGAAAACCAACCAAACGTCGGTTTAAATGCTTTTATGTAAAAGTAAAAAACAACTATTAAATTATATTATATTATGTCAGAAGTAAAAACAAATAAACCTGTTAAGCAGGAAGGTGAGTTTAGTTTAAAAGGTAAAAAAACTAAACCAAAAAAACTAACTGAAACACCTAAAGAGCCAGTTAAGGTAAACTTAAAAGAGCCTTTAGTTGAATTAGAACCAGATGTAAAAAAAGTAGTAATTCCTAAAGAAAAAGAAGATGCCGTTCAAGTCGGAGAAACAAAGGAGGTACATGTGGAAAAACCATCCGGAGATAGCGCAGAGATGGGAGAATCTATACAAGAGTCCAACGAGACTACTGAAGGGTTTTCTCCAATCAAAGAAGTAGAACAAGAAGAAGTTAAACAAGTTGAAGCCGAAGTAAAAGAAGCTTTAAGAGATGAAAAAGTTTTAGGCAGACAACTACCCGAAAATATTGAAAAGCTTGTTAGCTTTATGGAAGAAACTGGCGGAAGTGTTGAAGACTATGTTAGATTAAACGCAGATTATTCTAACGTAGACGATAAAACTCTTTTAAAAGAATATTATAAAAAAAATAAACCTTATTTAGATAACTCTGATGTTGAGTTACTTTTAGAAGACTTTGATTATGACGAAGATCTAGACGAGGAAAAAGATATACGCAAGAAAAAACTTGCATTTAAAGAAGAAGTTGCAAAAGCCAAAAGCTTTTTAGAAGAGACAAAGGCAAAATACTACGATGAAATCAAGTTGAGATCAAACGTAAACCCTGACGCTCAAAAAGCTATGGACTTTTTCAATAGATATAACAAGCAGCAAGAAGCTATACAACAACAACATTCAAGGTTTAAGGAGCAAACTAAAAATCTTTTTAATAATGACTTCGAAGGTTTCGATATCAAATTTGGCGAAAAGACTTACAAGTATAATGTTCAAAATCCTGAAAAAGTTGCTGAGACTCAATCAAACATTAACAATATCATAGGGAAGTTCCTAAATGAAGACGGTTCTGTTAATGATCAAAAGGGTTACCACAAAGCAATGTATGCTGCAAACAATGTAGATAAAATAGCAGCTCATTTTTATGAGCAAGGAAAAGCAGACGCTGTAAAAGAAGTTGTAAATAAATCTAAAAACTTGACAGATGTAAAAGCTAGATCTAGTCAAGGTGATGTTTATTTAAATGGATTTAAAGTTAGAGCTATTTCTGGTGCTGATTCTACAAAGCTTAAAATTAAAACAAAAAAATTTAACTAAAAAAATTATTTATTATGAGTTTAGATCCTCAATTTGGTAGTCTTATCCCTAGCCAAACTCAACAATTGCTAGATACTAACTACCTAAAATTTAACGATGGTGGTGCTGGAAACACTGACACATTTGCTCAGCAGTATTTACCTGAAATTTACGAACAAGAAGTAGAGCGTTACGGAAACCGTACGTTATCTGGATTCTTACGTATGGTTGGCGCTGAAATGCCAATGACATCTGACCAAGTTATTTGGTCTGAGCAAAACAGATTACACATTGCATATAATGATTGTAGTGCTGCTGTTGCTGTTGGAAATACAAACGTTGTAACTATTCCAGCTGGAGTAGACAATGTTATTTCAATAAATGACACTGTAGTTATTTTAGATCCTGCTACTGGTGGTGAAGCAAAATGTCTTGTTTCTGCTTCTACTCCTGGTGCTGGTCCTCAAAACATTACTGTACAACCTTTTAATAATCTTCCATTAGAAAATGCAGCTAACAACATTACAACTGCATCTGCTACTTTGAAATTATTTGTGTATGGTTCTGCTTACCAAAAAGGAACTTCATTAACTGAAGCTACAGGTGCTAATGCTAAAAGATTTTCTGTAGAACCACAATTCACACAATATTCAAACACTCCAATTATTATTAGAAACCAATACGTAGTTAATGGTTCTGATATGGCTCAAATTGGATGGGTTGAAGTTGCTACTGAAGATGGTACTTCTGGATATTTATGGTACTTAAAAGCTGAGTCTGAAACTAGACTACGTTTTGAAGATTACCTAGAAATGTCTATGGTTGAAGGTGAAAAGAATTTAGGTATAGCCGCTGCTACAACTGCTAAACTAGCTGGTACAGAAGGTTTATTCGCTGCTATCGAAGATCGTGGTAATGTAAACGTTGGTTTTACAGCTGCTGCTGGTCTTGATGCTTTTGATGACATTTTGAAAAACTTAGATACTCAAGGAGCTATTGAAGAAAACATGTTATTTTTACAAAGACAAACTGCTTTGGATTTTGACGATATGTTAGCTTCAATTTCTGCTGGTGGTCAAGGTGGTACTGCTTATGGATTATTTGAAAACTCTGAAGAAATGGCTTTAAATCTTGGATTTAGCGGTTTCCGTAGAGGTTCTTATGATTTCTATAAAACTGATTGGAAATACTTAAACGATGCTTCAACTCGTGGCGCTATTGATGGAATTAGTTCTATCGAAGGTGTATTAGTACCTGCTGGAACATCTACTGTATATGATCAAGTATTAGGAACTAACATCCGTAGACCTTTCCTACACGTTCGTTACCGAGCTTCTCAAGCTGACGATCGTAGAATGAAGTCTTGGTTGACTGGTTCTGCTGGTGGCGCATTTACTTCAACTCTTGACGCTATGGAAGTAAACTTCCTATCTGAAAGATGTTTAGTAACTCAAGCTGCTAACAACTTTGTACTCTTTAAAGGAGTGTAAAACACAGGTAATGTTTACCCCTGATGTAACTTCGGGGGTAACTATTACCCTTATTAACTATTTAATTTTATTATATCATGGCTAAAAAAGCTCAAGCAGAAGAAACTGTTGAGGTTGCAACTCAACCTGTTGTTAAAAAACAACCCCAAAAACCAGCTAAACCAAGCTGGGAAATAAAAGATAGAGTTTATTATTTAAAAGGTAACAAAACACCTTTAACATTAACAATACCTAGTAGACATACTAAAAAGCATTCTTTATTATATTTTGATGAACAAAGTGGTAAACAAAGAGAAATTAGATATGCTACAAATCAAGATTCACCATTAGTAGACGAGCAAAAAGGTGAAGCAACTTTAGGTCACATTACTTTTAAAGATGGTGACTTAAAGGTTCCAAAAGAAAAACAAAACTTGCAAAAACTACTTTCATTATATCATCCGTTAAGAGGTAAAGTATATGAAGAGTTTAACGCTGCAGAAAAAGCTACAGATGAATTAGACATATTAGATATGCAAATTGATGCTTTAAATGCAGCTAGAGAAATGGATATAGATTTTGCAGAAGCTATATTAAGAGTAGAATTAGGATCTCAAGTAAATAAAATGAGCTCTAAAGAGTTGAAAAGAGATTTACTTTTGTTTGCTAGAAATAACCCTAACTTATTTATTAGCTTAGCAAGTGATGAAAATGTTCAATTAAGAAACTTTGCTATACGAGCTGCAGAAGCTGGTATTATCAATTTATCTCAAGATCAAAGAACATTTACATGGGGATCAAATGGTAGAAAACTAATGAACGTGCCTTTTGATGAAAATCCATACTCTGCTTTCGCTGCTTTCTTAAAAACAGATGAAGGCGTTGAAATCTATAAATCTATAGATAAAAAACTATAAAAACAAGTGATACTAATATATAGGCGGTTTCGGCCGCCTTTTTAGTATAAAAATATATAAAATGGCAGTAAACGTAAACGATGTATATACAACTGTTTTATATTTATTGAACAAAGAGCAAAGAGGTTATATTCAACCTGATGAGTTTAACAAACTAGCAAGCCAAGTTCAATTAGATATATTTCAAGATTATTTTTCAGATGCTAATCAATTAGTTAGAAAAGATCAAACAAACGTACAAAATGATACAGAGTTTTTTAACCATGTTAAAGACATAGAGTATAAGTTATATCCTTTTTTAAAGGAATCTACATATACCTACAACTCAACAGATGGTGTTTGGTCAACAACTGATAACGTTTATAAAATTGGAGATGTTATAGCTATATACACTGGTCAAAATCCTAATATAGAATCAATGTCTGAGTTAACTACTAATAGAGAATATAACTTTATATCTAGATCAAAATTAACAGCTCCTACAAAAAAATATCCACTTCACGTAATAAACAAACAAGTAGAAAACGCAACTTTAGATATAACTTCAACTCTAAAAGTCTATCCTCAACCAAATGAACTAAAAGCCAACGTTTTATTAAATCCTTCTAAAGTATATTGGGGTTACTCTGTTGGTAATATTGGACAGTTTGTTTATAATGCATCATTATACGACCCTGTTACTCAACCTCTTGGTTCATTAAACTTTGAACTTGATATATCAGAGCAAAACAATATAGTTATGAGAATATTAAAATATTGTGGAGTAGTTGTTAATGATCCTCAAGTAGTTGCCATTGCTAATAACGAAATACAAGAAAACCAAATTAATTTAAAAAGTTAATAACTAATGGCTATATTACCACCAAACGACGGTTTAATTACAGAAACAAACCAACAATATTATCAAGGTGCTCAACTTTTTTTAGTTTCAGACGCGGCTGGCCAAAGTTCTTTCGTAACTACTTTTGATACGGATATAGTTTTTGGATCATATGATAACACGGAAACAAACTATGCATTAAATAATTTTAAATTATATACAAGTCCAAGTGGTTTACCAGGAAGTTTTACAGAATATACAAGTCAATATGAAGTAGATAATAATACAATATATATAGGCACTCAAGCTGTTCCGGTTTTATTACCACAAAATACAGTCGTAGTTGTTCAATTAAAAACACTTAGTGGTGGTAATTATGGTAATCAAGATGCGTTTGGTGACACTGTAGAAAACAATTATGGTGGATATCAATACTTAAAATTATCTGATGCTATAGATAACTTTATGGTTGGTTATGTTGGAGACGGTAAAATAATTCAAACAGCTAAAAAATCTGATGTGCTTTTCTTTGCTAAAAGATCGCTACAAGAGTTTAGTTATGATATATTAAAAAGCATTAAATCACAAGAACTTACTATACCACCGTCTCTTAGCTTAGCTTTACCACAAGATTATGTTAATTATGTTAGTATGGCTTGGATAGACGAGTTCGGTGTTAAAAGAAGAATATACCCAGCTAACAATTTAACTGATTCTCCATATTATACAAACTTACAAGATGGCGCTGGTGTTCCAATACAAGACAACTTTGCTAACAATATTGAAGGAACTTCTATAACAGAAGAAAGATGGAGAGATGCAAATGACAGACTTATAAATCAAAGCCAGTTAATAAACATGGAAGACTGGGCTTACTGGGCTGATTATTATGGAATAAACGGTTATTGGAACTGGGGTCAACAATATGGAATAAGCCCTCAATACGCTAATGTAAATGGTTGGTTTAACTTTAATGACAGAGAAGGTAAGATATCTTTTTCAAGTAATTTAGCAAATAAATTAATTATATTAGAATACATATCTGATGGCTTAGCATATGATACAGACACTAAAGTGCCTAAGCTTGCAGAAGAAGCTCTATATGCGTCTATATTAAGTTACATAGTGTCCACAAGGGCTAATCAACCAGAGTATATAGTACAAAGACTTAGAAGAGAAAAAACAGCTAAGTTGAGAAATGCTAAAATTAGATTATCTAACATAAAACTTGAAGAAATAACTCAAGTTATGAGAGGTCAATCTAAATGGATAAAACACTAAAATTAAATGGCTAAAGCTAGAAATGTATTTTTAAAGTCCAAAATGAACAAGGACTTAGATGCTCGTTTAATTCAAAACGGAGAATATAGAGACGCGTTAAATATACAGGTTAGTCAATCTGAAGGATCTGATGTTGGTGTTGTAGAAAATGTTAGAGGTAATAACAACGTTTTAAATTATGAAACACTAACAGGAGCTTCTGATTTAGAAACTATAGGATATGTCGTAGATCAAAACTCAGAATCTGTATTTTTATTTTTAACAAACAATATAAATCACTTTATAGTTAGATACACTAATTCTGCGTCTGTAAACATATTGGTTGAAGGTGCGTGGTTAAATTTTTCAACATCATACCCTATTTATTCCGCAACAATAATAGAAGACTTATTATTCTGGACAGACAACTATAATCAACCAAGAAAAATAAATTGGAGATCTGCTATACAGTTTAATACTAGTTCATATTATTATTATAATAATGAGCAACAAATATCTGTTGCTAAATTCGCACCTTATTTGTCGCCTAGATTAATAAACTTAACTAGCTCTTCGGCTTTAAAGCCAAGCACAATGAGCAACGGTATTGATTTACCAACAACTATAATAGGATCCACGATTTGGGCTACAAAAAATTTAGAAGTTACAGCTTTTAGAGATGGTGAACCTATAATTGAAGCTCAAGATTTAACCCAATGGCAAACAGCTATTACAAATCAAACGCCAGCTTGGTGTTATTATAATTTTGACCCTTCTAATGGTAAAACATATGGCAAAATATACAATAGATTTTGTTTACAAAGAACTGGAACTGGTACAATAGCGCCGGTAGGCTATAGACTTCCAATTGAATCAGATTTTACAAGTCTTTTGTCTTCTGTATCTAGTGACACTAGATTATTAAAGTCTATAGCTAATAGTTCTCCAGATGCTGCAGATGATAACTATCCTTATGTTCCAGGTACCTGGGTAGATTCTACTACTTTAAGTCAAGGTCCATACCAAGGTATTGAAACTAATAATGAATTTTTTGACGCAATACCAACAGGTTATAGAAGAGGTAATAATACTCAAGATTTTATAGATATTGGTGGTGATGATACTTTAAATCCTAATAACTTTCAAAATAACGCGGCGTATTATTGGATAAAAGGCGCTTCACCTGGTGCTGAAAAATATATAGAGTTTGATGGAAGTCAAACAGCTATAGGACCAAACGCTGCTCCACTGCCAAGTAGTGGTGATTATGTAGGTTATTACATAAGATGTATAAGAGACGATGACTATGATGGCTGGAATGGTGATCCAGATTATTTAAAAGAAAGATTTGCTAGATTTTCTTATAGGTTTAAGTTTGATGACAACGAATATTCATTAGTAGCTCCTTTTACACAAACAGCTTTTATACCAGAACAGGGTGGTTTATTTTTTCCTGGTGCTTCTGCTGGATTAAACGGAGATGGTGAAAAAACTTTTAGATCTACAGAGGTTGAGTTCATGCAAAATTTTGCCAATAACTTTGTTTTAAATATACCTTTGCCTTCTGGTAGTATACACAGAGATTATAAAGTAAAAGAAATAGATATTTTAATAAAAGAATCTGATGGATTATCTTTTAAAGTTTTAGAAACTATACCTGTTGATGAAGATTTTGATGTATTGTATACAGACAGAACCACAACAGTAACAACCATAGGTGGAGCTACTGATAAGTTTATAACAACAGATGCTGAAAACGGTATAATACCAGGTTATGTTGTTGATTCAATTGGTGGTGTTGCTGTAAGTCCTCCTGTAGAAGTTGTTAGCGTAGAATTAGATTCTACATTTAGCCCACCTAGATACATAATAACTTTAGCTGGAGCTGTAACTTATTCAGATGGTGATACAGTAGAAGTAAGTTATTCACCTCAACCTATATACCAATACAATTATCAGTCGTTAAAACCTTATAAAACTTTACCAGAAAAAGAAGTTGTAAGAGTTTATGACAAAGTACCTGTAGCTGCCTTAGCTCAAGAAACTTCAGGTAATAGAATAATGTATGGAAACTTTGTAGCTAATCACGCTAGTGTTAATTCATTAGATTACAAAATAAGCGCAGGTGACAAGAGCCTGCAAGAAGATATAGAATACCCTAATCATAATATAAAGCAAAATAGAAACTACAAAGTTGGTGTTGTATTAGCTGATAAATGGGGTAGGCAATCTGATGTTATACTATCTAAATATGACAATTTAGTAGACGAGTTTAATCAACCAGAAGAAGGCTCTAATATATTTCACGCGTACAAAAGAGATGACTTTCAACCAAATATTGGAGGTTGGAATGGTGATAATTTAAAAATAAACTTTATAGATATAATTCCTGAGCAAAGAAATTATGCTGGAATATCTGGATATCCTGGTGCTTATGCTAAAGGAAGTTATTATACAACGCCTTATAATGGATCACCAGTTGTGGCTCCATTTAGATTTTTTAGACAAACAAGTTTTTCATCAGATAACACTTATGAGTATCAAATTTTAAACTTATTTTCTGGTTGGTCTAATACAACATATCAAGAGTATTTTAATACAAATAAAAGCTTAAGAGGTTATTATAAGGATTATGTTCAAATAAACAGTGTATCTTACAATAACACAACAGATGTTTTAACTATAGTTTGTTCTAATAGAATATCCGATGATTACCTTTTTGAATACACATTGACGCAAGAT